CTTGGCTGGTCTGGAATCAGAAGGAATGGCGGAAGAACTGGAAAAAACCAAGCAGAGTCTTTCCGATGCTGTAACGAATTTAGAGGTCGTAAAAAAAAATTCGGAAGAAACGGCACAGGCGGTAGAAGCCGCACTAGAAACTGCAGGGTTAAAAGAAGAGGCTAAAGAAAGCGTGGTGGAAAACATCGCTTTACTTGGGGAAAAATGCAAGGAATTCGGAGGCTCTAAAAACAGACATTCTGTGGTAGAGAATGATGGAACAGAGAATTCTGAAAATGGTTTGATTGGAGGATTTATGAATCCAGAAGATGAGCACAACAAGTTGCTCCAGAGAGTAAAAAAGTAGAATAAATTAAAATATAAGAATATGAGTTTAAAAACAGATCAGATTAAAAACGAGCTTATTCGTTATTTATCTGTAAATCCTACTTTATTCAGCGGTATGGTTTTGTCAAGCGAGGTTTACATCAACCAGTTTGCAAGAACCGTAACCAAGGTAAAGGGACACTATCCATCGGTTCAGGCATTGATGAGCCATGCAGTTCAGATTTTTGATTCCAAGAAAGTGACTCCGTATGGAGATATTACATTCTTATACAAAGATTTGAAGAATTTCCATCAAAAAGTGGATTTCCAAATAGATCCAGCGGAAATTTTGGGAAGTATTTTTGAAGAAAAATACGAAGAAAGCAAAGGACTGCAGCAGAAGAGCATCTCTGTTCTTGCTATGCAGATTTTAAAAGAAAAAGTGATTGATGATGTTAATATTCTATCTATCACTGGTAAGTTTGATGCTTCACAGAAAGGGCAGGCATCTCCTACATTCGGTTCATCAATGGACGGTTTGAACGAGGTTCACAAGAAAATAGCAGCGGATACTACAAATCCAGCATTCTTGATTCCTGGTGATGCGATAACTAAAACCAATGTTTTGGAAGTTGTAACGGAATATGAAAGACAGATTCCATCACTTTATAAAAACAAAGTGAAAACTATCTTCATGAGCCAGACTGATGCGGAAGACTATCAGATTGCATACGAAGATAAGTTCGGACAAAACAAGTTCCAGGATGATGCCATGAGAACAAGACTTGGCAAGAGACAAATCGTGGGAATACCGAACCTTACCAAAGGAACTATCGTGTCTACGGTGGACAATAACCTATTAAGGCTTATTGATGAAATTGACAATCCAGCGACTATTACTTCGGTTCAAGAGAACGGAAGAATATTGGATATTCTTGGAGAGTTCTCTCTTGGATATGATTATGCTGTAAACCAATTGGTATTCATGCATACATCAGACGGAACGAAGAAACGAGGATTGAACAATGCGGATCAGAACGAATTGTTCTATGCAAGTGAAAAACTAAGTGTGTAATCCTATACCTGTAGGCACTTTAGGGTGCTTACAGGTTTTTCTAAAAAAATAATATTATGGCAAAAGAAGACGAAAAAGTTTCTGAAAACATCGAAGAAACTACAGATAATACAGAAGAAACTACAGAAAATGTAGCAAAGGAAACTCAGCTTGATACCAGGGAAAACGAACTGAATGTTTTTGCGGACCAGCTGAAAGAAAAAGAAGCTGAATTGGACAAGCGTGAGAAAGACATCGCAAAAAGAGAAGCTGAACTGGATAAGAGAGAAAAATCTCTTACAAAGAAAGAATCTAAACCAGCAGAACCGAAAGTAGAAGCTGTTTCTTTTGAGTTCAATGGAGAAAAATACAGATTCACTGATGACGCTCCGAGCAAAATCAGAATCGATGGTTTCGTGAAAACTCAGCAGGAAATATCCCAAGACAAAGACATACTGCTTCAGCTGGTTGTTGGCGGGTCTGGATTGATAGAAAAAGTTTAACCAAAAAAATAAATAAAATTATGGCAAGTTGTTTTGATAGCATTCCGCACGAGAACTTGGAGCATTGTCCAAATGATGAAATCAATTCTGGAATTGCAACGAAGTTGTATTATGTTCCCGTAGATTTCATTAAAAGTATGGCAAAGCCTACGGCTTCTACTACCTATGCCAGCAGGGTAACCATTGCAGCAGGAGGTATTGTTCTTAATAGTGGCAAAGCGTGGAAATCCATCGATATTCAGATGGATGAAGGAGAGTTGAAACCGACCCTTACAGGGAATGTGGGCAACAAGAAGACAAAAACAGAATTGGAATTTCTTATTCCTGGTCTCAGAACGGAAGTGCTGGGCTGGATAGATGCCTATAAGAATGCTCCGTGTGTTTTTGCGGTAAAAGATGCCAACGGGAAACTCTTTGTGATTGGAAACAAAGACCTTGGAGCAAGAATAGATTCTGCCGAGGGAACTACAGGTAAGAAGATAGATGATAACTCTGGAGTAACAGTGAAGTTGGTAGCGAATGCGAAGACTTGTGTATATGAAGGGGAAATCACATTAGAACCTGCAGCGTAGAAAATTGGAAAAGATGGATAAAAAGTATTTCAAACTGAATGTTCCGATTGGAACAAGGATTATCAGTTCTCGTGGTGATTTTGTAGTGGAAGAAGTTCCAGATGATGCTTTTGATTTTTTCCAAAGAGGCTCCCAGTGGCTTTCGCTGGTGCCAGAGGCTGTAGAGGGTCTTTCCAAATTGTCGGAAACGAAACTTAAAAGCCTTTTAGCTCTCAAAGAAAGGCAGGATATGGCAGAAGATGTTGCCATTATCCAAGAGGCTTTGGAGCAAATTCTCCTTACGAGAACGGAGACAGCAGAAGATAAATCAAAATCACAAAAGAAACAGGAAGCCTAGTGCTTTCTGTTTTTTATCATTATGAATGCAAAAGAACACCAGGAACTTTTAGAAAAGTATATTTCATACGGAGGAAACCAGCGGATAACGGAAGCCTGCAGGAGGTTTTCCCTGCAGAATTTTGCAAAACTGAAATATGAATTTTCTCGATTGAATAAGCCTGCAGAAGCGAAAGTTTCAGCTGAAATCCCAACCGATAAACCAGCAGACCAAGAGAGTGGAATTCCGAAAACAGAAGCACCGAGAAAGGTTTTCAATGATTTTATTGCAGATTATCCCGTAGAGCTTCATAAGGTTTTCCGCAGACGCTGGGGGCTGTGGATGGAGGCTTGCTCCCTTAAAATTCAGCTCGGAGAACTTGACCCTAAAGACGAAGACGAAGCCTTTGAGCTTCAGTGGAAAATTTGGGTATGTTTTAGAGAATTTGACCAGTGCCAAAAGGTGCTGAAACATTACAGAGAGTATAAGAGAATAATGCCTTTGGAGACTGAAACTGATTTCGAGGGTATGAGTGAGTTGGAAATTTATAAATATCGGGATAATCTCAGGGCGCTGATTACAAGGAGGAAACAGACCATTAAGAAAATGGAAAACTCACTGCCTGCTCCCGAAGACCCAGAGTATAAGAGCCGACTGCACACGCTGAATCTCAAAAGGGAACAGCTCCAAGAAAAAGAAAATGAACTTATGGAATGCGAAAAATTTTTGAATAATGGAAAATAAAATACAAGCTCCTTTGGAATGGTATACGATTCAGAGGAAAGTAAAAGAGTTAGTGCCTTGTGATTTTAATCCAAGACAAATCAATGATGCCGATATGAAAAAACTCCGAGAGAGCTTGGAGAAATTCAATTTGGTAGAAATCCCAGTCATTGACCTGGACAATACACTAATAGCAGGACACCAGAGAGTAGCTGCGTTGTTTGTGCTGGGGCGTGGTGAGGACAATATCGATGTAAGAATTCCAAACCGAAAACTTACCGAGGAGGAATTCAAAGAATACATGCTCCGAAGTAATATCCATAATGGTGAATTTGATTGGGAAAAAATAGAGGAATTTTTCCAAGATCTAGACCTTGAAGGTATCGGAATGGACATGGGCGACTTTGATGAATTTTTAAAGCAGAACGCTGTGCTTCCGCCTGAAGAAGAGGGCGATTTTGATGCTTCACTTCCTGAAAAAACGCAAAGTGTAGAGGGGGATTTATTCGAATTAGTTTCTAAAGATAAAAACATAAAGCATAGGTTTTTGTGCGGTAGTTCTACCGATTCAGAGAATTGGGCGAGGTTACTTGGCGATGACAAACTAAATCTATTACTTACCGACCCGCCGTATAATGTAGACTATCAAGGAGGAACGAAAGACAAACTAAAAATCAAGAATGATAAAATGAGCAATGATAATTTTTATCGATTCTTGTATGATTTCTTTGTGAATAGTTATGTTTTTTCTCATGCTGGTGCGCCTGCGTATGTGTTTTATTCGGATTCGGAGGCTATCAATTTCAGACAATCTATGCTGGATGCAGGATATAAGATTTCCTCTACTTTGGTCTGGGTAAAGAATTCATTTGTATTAGGAAGGCTGGACTATCATATGCAGCATGAACCTGTTATTTTCTGCGAAGAAACACAGTCGACAGAGATAGAAACACACCGTTCCCTGGTGTATGGCTGGAATGCAGAAGGAGCTCATCCTTGGTATACGGACCGAAAGCAAAGTTCGATTTTAAGGTTTGACAAACCACAGCGAAACGCAGACCATCCTACGATGAAACCTTTGGATTTAATGGGGTATTTGATAAAGAATTCCAGCAGACAAGGGGAAATTGTAGGTGATGGCTTCTTAGGTTCTGGCTCTACCTTGATAGCTTGTGAGCAGAATTGGAGAGCGTGCAGAGGCTTTGAGCTGGACACGAGGTTTTCGGATGTTATTGTAAGACGGTGGGTGTCCTATATGAAAGAAAATGGATTGGCTTATGAAGTATGGAGAAACGGCGAGCAACTCACGGATGCTGAAATAGAGCGATTTAATAAAAAGTCAGAGGAATAAACCTCTGATTTTTTTTTAAAAAAAAGTGAAAAAAAGTTCATAAAATATTTGCATAATAGTATATAAATGTATATCTTTGTAGTGTTAAATTGATAAACGATAGTTCTATGAAGTAC